CAAGAAGAGTTTGTCGAAAAGTTAGAAATGATTAAGGAATCTTATTTCCCTTCTAACGTAGTAATCGCAGACAAATCTGAATTTTTAGATGAACAAGCATATACATCAGCACCAGAAGAAACTACAAAGTATGTAGATCCTGAAGTTGCTATGATTGCTAAATCGCTCACTAAATATACGAAATAAAAATAACAACTTTAACAAAAAAAAGGAAATAAAATGTATCTTTCAGAAGACATTCAAAAAAAATGGGGGCCAGTTCTAGAACATCCAGAATTGGAATCAATTAAAGACCCATACAAGAAAGCTGTTACTGCAATCATTCTTGAGAACCAATCACGTGCAATGCAAAACGACCGTGAACAACTCAATGAAACATTGACAGACAACGGTCCAACAAACTTAACTGGTGGTGTGCAAAACTACGACCCAATTTTAATCTCATTGGTTCGCCGTTCTTTACCTAACTTAATTGCTTATGATGTTGCTGGTGTTCAACCAATGACAGGTCCTACTGGTCTTATTTTCGCAATGAGAGCTAAGTATAACGATCAAGCAGGTACTGAAGCTTTCTATAACGAAGCTAACACTATTTTCTCTGGTAACAATTCGATCAACAACCTTTATGGTTTTGGTGGTACTAACGCAACTGACGCTAATACAAACCCAGCTGCTTATGGTAACATTAACCAATCAACTAACGGTTCTAATACATTCACATCTGGTATTGGTATTTCTACTGGTAAAGCTGAGTTATTAGGTTCTGAAATTGGTGGTGTATTCAACCAAATGGCATTCTCAATTGAGAAAGTTTCTGTAACTGCTCAATCACGTGCTCTTAAAGCTGAATACTCACTAGAATTAGCACAAGACTTAAAAGCAATTCATGGTCTTGACGCTGAAACAGAGTTAAGCAACATTCTTTCAACAGAAATTCTTGCTGAAATCAACCGTGAAGTAATCAGAACGATCTACACAGTTGCTAAAGCAGGTGCTCAATACGGTACACAAACTGCTGGTATTTTCAATCTTGACACAGACTCTAACGGTCGTTGGTCAGTTGAACGTTTCAAAGGTTTGATTTTCCAAATCGAAAGAGATGCTAACGTTATTGCAAAGACAACACGTAGAGGTAAAGGTAATGTTCTTATCGTTTCTTCTGATGTTGCTTCAGCTTTAGCAATGGCTGGTGTATTACAATATACTCCTGCTCTTTCTGCTGATCTTCAAGTTGACGATACTGGTAACACTTTTGCTGGTCTTTTACATGGCCGTATCAAAGTGTATATCGATCCATACTTCGGTGGTTATTCATCAAACAACGAGTTAGTAACAGTTGGCTATAAGGGTTCTTCACCTTATGATGCTGGTTTGTTCTATTGCCCATACGTTCCATTACAAATGGTTCGTGCAGTTGATCAATTCACATTCCAACCAAAAATCGGCTTCAAGACACGATATGGTATGGTAGCTAACCCATTTGCTGAAGGTGCTGATGTAGGCAATGGTCGTTTAGTAACACGTTCTAACAACTACTATAGAATTTTCCAAGTAGCAAACTTAATGTAATATTGGAAGTTTTAGTAATAGAACTGAGAAAGGGAGAAGAAATTCTCCCTTTTTTTTACGCCTAAATAATGGATACAAGGAGAAATAAATGGCTGGACAAAATAGTGCTTTAACAAGACAACCACAGAATACCAATTTACTGCAGGTCACTAAGTATATACTTACGTTACCTCGTATTAATAATGTGCAATATTTCTGTCAAGAAGCCAATTTACCTGGTGTATCTATTGCGGTAATATCAAGACAAACACCTGTTGTTGATTTATGGTCTCCTGGTAGTAAATTGGCATATAATGAATTTGAAGTTACATTTGTGATAGATGAAGATTTAAGATCATGGACAGACATCCATGATTGGATGCGAGGTCTTTCTGGCGGTGTTGATGATAACGAATGGTCTAATATCATGAGAAAATCGGCTGTATCTGCTGATCCAACAACTAGAGGTTCTGATCCAAATTCACAACCTTTTCCACAATATTCTGATGGCATTTTAACATTATTAACTGGTTTAAATAACCCTAAAATTCGTATCAAATTTGCTCAAATGTTTCCAACTGAATTATCAGAAATTAAATTTGACTCAAAACTTTCTTCCGATACAATTTTAACTGCAACTGCAAAATTTAGATTTGACTTTTTTAATATAGAACGCTTGACATAATAGTATTTTTTTGTTATAATATAGTTATTTAGCTTTAATTGAGATTATTATGAATGAATTACCACAATCAGAAATTGATTATGTTTTAGACCTTTGGAAAAAAGATTCTGAAATTGATCTTACCGAACCTAGTAGAGAAATCTTAAAGATTCCTAATCTACATAGTCGATATCTTACCATACTTACAAAAAATAAAGTAGCTTCTAAAAAGAAACTATTTGAATACAGTAAACTCAAAAAAATTAAATGGGAATACTATACAGGTAAAATGTCTCAAGAAGATTTAGACAAATATAATTGGGAACCATTTCGTTTTACTCTTAAATCTGATATTACAACCTATCTAGAATCAGATGCACATCTAATTAAACTCATGCAAGACAAAATGATTCACGATGAAATTTGTGAAGCTTGCACTGCCATACTTAAAGAACTCAATAATAGAACATGGCAACTTCGTGAGTATATGACACAAGAAAGATTTATAGCTGGTGCAAGGTAGATGACTGATAAATTAGTTATATCAAAGAAAGATGAAGTATATGCTAAGGTAACTTGTGAGAAACATCACGCACAGGAGTTATCTGAGTTTTTTACGTTCTTTGTTCCTGGTCACCAGTTCACACCAGCATTTAGAAATCGACTGTGGGACGGCAAAATAAGATTGTTTGATTTAAGGTCGAACACTTTATATCTTGGTTTAATTCCTTATTTACGTAAATTTACTGAAGAAAGACAATACGATCTTGAATTTGATGAAACTGGTGCCGATCTTACTGATGATTATCCTGTGTATCATGGTGAAAAGTTTGTTGCTGATTTAAAACTACAATCAACTGGCAAAGATATTGAAGTTAGAGATTATCAACTTGATGCTTTCATTCAAGGCATGCGCCATAGACGCCAATTACTTTTATCACCAACGGCATCTGGTAAATCATTAATCATTTACTTGTTTGTTCGTCAATTCATTCAATATCAAAACTTACGTGGTTTGATTATTGTTCCTACTACATCTCTTGTTGAACAACTCTATTCAGACTTTGCTGACTATTCAAATGCTAATGGTTGGAATGTAGAAGAAAATGTTCATAGAGTTTATCAAGGTCGAGATAAACAATCAGATAAAAATGTAGTCATATCCACATGGCAATCACTTTATAACTTACCAAAAGAATACTTTGAACAGTATGATTATATTATTGGTGATGAAGCACATCAATTTAAAGCTATATCACTTACAAAAATAATGACTTCTCTTACCAATACAAAATATCGTATTGGTCTCACTGGTACATTAGATGGTACCAAAACACATAAACTTGTTTTAGAAGGTCTATTTGGACCTGTTCGTAAAGTTACATCAACAAAAGAACTCATTGACAAAGGACAATTATCTGAATTTGAGATTAAATGTCTTATATTAAAACATGATGATGACATCTGTAAATTAATGAAAGACAAGAAATATCCTGAAGAACTTGAGTATCTAATTTTCAATATGGCAAGAAACAAGTTCATTCGGAATCTCGCACTATCATTGAAAGGTAACTCGTTGATACTTTATCAATTTGTTGACAAACACGGTCAAATCCTTTATAATATGATATCTGAAGCTGAGAAATTAGGCAATAGAAAAGTATTCTTTATTCACGGCGGAGTTGAAACCGATGAACGAGAGCAAATTAGAAAAATAACGGAGAATGAAAATGACGCTATCATTGTGGCTTCTTACGGCACTTTTAGCACTGGTATTAATATCAGGAATTTGCATAATATTATATTTGCGTCACCGAGTAAAAGTCGCATTAGAAACTTACAATCGATTGGTCGAGGGTTGCGGGTCAGCGAAACCAAACAGCGAGCAGTTCTCTACGATATCTCTGATGACCTCAGAACAGGCAAACACGTCAACTTCACTTTGAAACATTTTATGGAAAGAGTTAAGATATATAATGAGGAGAGGTTCTCTTATAAAATCTACAAGATAGCATTGAAACGATAATGGAAACTATAAAAATATTAAGAATGAAATCTGGTTATGATCTTATTGGTTTTGTATCTGAAGATTTAGTTCATCAGGTACATATAAAGAAACCTATGAAAATTAGTATTACTGTTGATCCAAAAGACCAACAACAATTCTTTGTTATACAAAATTGGTTACCTCATCAGTATTTTTCTAAAGATGAAGTTGATATTTGGCAAGATGATATATTGTTTATTATGGAAGCCACAGAATCATTTAAAAATTATTATATTGAAATGATTCATAAACTAGATAAGTTAATATCAGCAGTTAGTATTATGAATAGTATTGAAAATCATGAAGAAGTATTGGATGCAATGGATGAAGCTTATAATGAAACATTACATTAGAAATAATAACATGATAGGGGACATAGTGAATAATACGCTATGTCAAGCGATTTGTCAAGCATAATTATGGGAATTTTATAAGAAAATGATTTTAATCACTGGTGGTGCAGGTTTCATAGGTGGTAATTATTTACACTATTTGCATAAAGAGAACGTTCACAGAAAAGTGGTACTAGTGGACAAACTCACTTACGCTTCCAATTTAGAATACATTCAACCATTAATTGATAAAAAGTTTGTTATATTTCACGAAGAAGATATTGGTAACAAAAAAGGTATTACAGAATTATTTAATTTTTACAAACCACATTTTATTGTAAACTTTGCAGCTGAATCACACGTAGATAACTCTATTGAAAACTTTAAACCTTTTGTTGATACAAATATATCTGGTACAATCAATTTATTAGAATGTTCTAGATCATTAAAGAATCTTAAAAAGTTTATACACATATCTACTGATGAAGTATATGGTAGTTTAGAGTTAGATTCTAAAGATAAATTTACAGAAAATACAAAGTATACACCAAATAGTCCTTATTCAGCAAGTAAAGCTGCAAGTGATCATTTTGTAAATGCATGGAGAGTTACTTATGGTGTTCCAACAATTATTACTAATTGCTCAAATAATTATGGACCATCTCAACATATTGAGAAGTTTATACCAAAAGTAATTGCACATGCTTTAGAAGATATTGCTATACCCGTATATGGAACTGGTGATAATGTAAGAGATTGGTTATATGTTCAAGACCATTGTCATGCTATTAATTTAGTATTAAAGAATGGTAAAGTAGGTGAAACATATAATATAGGTGGTGGGATTGAACTATCTAATTTAGAATTAGTCAAAAAGATTCTAAAGATGATGGGTAAACCTGAAACGTTGATTAAGTTTGTTGATGATCGTCTTGGTCATGATAAACGATATGCTATTGATTATGCTAAAATTGAGAAAGAATTAAAATATGAACCTTTATTTTCGCTTGAAGAAGGTTTACTTAAAACAATAGAATGGATAAAAAATGGCAACACAAAAACCTAAAAAGAATTACATCAATAATTCTGACTTCTTAAAAGCTTTGGTAGATTTTAAAGAAAGAAAATTAAACAATCCAGATGAACCTATACCAAATTACATTGGTGAATGTTTCATGAAGATTGCTGAAGGACTCTCTCACAAACCAAACTTTATCAACTACACGTATAGAGATGAAATGATTGGTGATGGTATTGAAAACTGCCTTATGTATTTTAACAATTTCAATCCAGAAAAATCAAAGAACCCATTTGCTTATTTCACTCAAATCATCTACTTCGCATTTCTTCGTAGAATTCAAAAAGAAAAAAAACAAACATATATTAAGTATAAAGCCACAGAACAATTTGGTATACTTGATGAAATGGAAATGTTAGAGAATGAAGATGGTACTACACGTCAATTTGAATTATATGAGAACCTATCAGAGTTTATAGAGAACTTTGAACTTACCCAAAAAGCTAAGAAAAAGAAAACGGCAAATAGTAAAAAGGGGCTTGAACTCTTCATCGAAGAGTGATATAATTCTGTTAATTGTAAATGGAGATTTTATGAAAGTAGGATTCAATTGTTCTACCTTTGATTTATTTCATGCTGGTCACGTCACAATGCTTAAAGAAGAAAAGCGTCATTGTGATCATCTTATTGTGGCCATTCAGTATGACCCAACAATCGACAGG